CCGATACCCAGCAACTGCATAATTTCATTTTGCGCGGTAAGCCCACCTTGACGGAACGGCTCTTGCAGCCTGTTCTGCTCTTTGAACATACGCTCTTGGGCAGCATTGGCATCCTGCGCTGCTTGAACTTGCGCCCTAGATGCTTTCTTAGACGCGTTGCTGGCCATAATACCGCTGCCGATTGATGCTGCGGCGCCTACGCCGGCTGCTACCATTGCACCTAAACCCATTTTACGCTTCCTTCAGTTGCAGACGGTATGAGATACCGTGATCTTGCGCGCCTAGACGCTTATATAGCATAGAAATACGCGGGCCAGAACCCCTTTTCCCTGCCTCAAAAAACACTTCGTCAACACCTTTATTTTTTAATTCTTTAATTGCTTCGCGTTGCAGCTTTAATCCCAAGCCGGGGAACTCTGGCGACGCAAAGAATGTGGTATTCGTAGCTGTTAAAATGTCTGGCGATACCAACGACGGCGATATGATTGTCATCAGATAGCCAAACATCCTACCATTGCAACGCGCAGTCATTATCTGCATGGCGCCAACATTATCTAACCCGCGCATTAGCGGCAAGTTTTTATTCTGCCAGTTGCCCGGCGTCTCGCCCACTTGGACAAGATGCTCGTCAAACAGCTTGTCGGCGTCTTGCACCCAACTATCAAAGTCCTCTGTCTGAAAAGTGATGCCTTCAGGCGGCTCGTTAACTTCTGGCTCCATTGCTGCTATTGTTTCATGCTTGGCAATCGACGCCAGCTTGTCCATCGCAGGGGCGTAGGCGGCGTAGTGACGCATCAAGGCAGGCATACTGATCTGAATGTTGACAGGCGCCATCTGCGCCCAGTGCGCGGGGTCATGCGGCTGTTGTAGGCAATGCTCGAATACAGCGGCGCAAGTGTCTTCTTCGTTCAGGCTGTCAAACGACACAGACAAGACGTTGGGTAGCCGCGCCTCGATCTGGTCTAGGCTGCGGTCCAGCTTCAGTAGTATTGCGTCAAGTTTGTCGCGGTCAAACTGCGTGCCATGTAGGTTCAGTAGACTTTCGGCAACTTCGTCGCGGGGACGGCGCACAACCAGAACGCGGGCATCAGGCGCAAACCGCTCTAGCAGCCGCCACCAAGGCGCGCCGGCTGTCTCCGCAGTGCCAATGTTGGGCTGCGAGAACCATGCCTGCACATCGTCAAGGCTACGCATATGCCGTAACTCTTCGTGGCCGCACATCCATTCACCATAAGTCAGAAAGCGGGACAGCCAAGCTGACCGCGATCTTGGTAATGAAAATACGACGAAGGGCTGCATTAGCTGACTAGCCGACCTGACGCACGGATGTTGATGGACGTAGCCGTGCCAGCGATTGTGCTGATGAAGCCATTGTTAGGCAGCACATGACCGACCAGTTCAGGAAACGTATATGTTTCTAGTGGCTGAAGCGTTTTGGTATCGACAATCAAGTTGCTGTCGGTCGCGCTGCCAGCAGCCGTAATCAGGTTGACGCTGATTGTTGCAGCGGTCGCGCTGTAGTTAGTCGCGGTAAACTTGTCGATGATTGTCTGCACGCCATTCGACGTGTACTGCGTTGTCTGCGCGGCCTCCGCTGTCTTAGCGGGGATGATGTTACTGATAGATACGGCCATTGATATTCTCCTTAAACAATGCTGGTGATGATGCCGTCAACCACGGTGACGGTGACAATACCCGCCAAGAAAGAGCCAGTTGCGCCTATATTTTTAGATGCGATTGTCCCTAACTCCGCACGCGGCTCAAGCCCTAAACCAAAAACTTCTGCTTGCAAGACAGCCAATTCAGATGCTGACGCGCTGGGCGGTGTTGACTCTAGCGCCTGAATGTCGCTCTGCACGACCGCCACGTCAGCCGCAGACGCACCATCAGGCTGCGTCTCTGTTGCCTGTGCCAGTTCTGCCAACATGGCGTCATAGGATGCTATCAGCGCCGTAGCGTCAGGCGCTAACTCGACTTCATCTTGGTTGGTCTGCGTCGCAGTCAACAGCGATAAGAAGAACCGATACCATTCACGGCTAATCGCGCCCGACCGTTCGTCAATAAAGGCGACGCGTGGCGGCGTTAACTGTGTGGGGTTGATCGGCGCTAGTGCCATTATGCGCTTGTCCCACTAAGCAGCAGTTCAGCGCCCATGATGTAAATCCGTACAGGGTCTGTGCCAGACACTTCGTAGACGCGGTCACGTATCTTCATCGTCGCACCAAGACGGCGCCAGATGGTGCGATGCCCAAATCTGCCAATTCTGCCCATTGACTTCCAGTGTTCGTTAGAAAATGTGTGGCCGCCATCGTCTGACCAACGCAGCATAACTTGCGGAGTATACCCCGGCGCTTCAGGGTAGGCTTCCGTTTCTAGCACGTATCCGTTGTAATCTTCGGCGGGTTGCACTTGGGTAACCAATGGCTCGTTATTATCGTTGGCTTCCGTGACTAACTGGTCACCGGCTTGCGTAGTCAAATAGCCTTGCACAAACTGGGCCACGAGGATGTCACCTGATTCAGTGGCAAGGTCTTCGGCATCGTAAGCAGGGTAGGCGTTTAGGCCAACGCCCGTCTCGCAGTCAAGCTGCATGGCGTGCTGGATAGTACGCGAGAGGTTGTTAGCGCCTGTGGGCAGTGCGCGCCATGACCGCAGCCATTTCTGCGGTGCGCCATCATCAGCGTATACGTTCAGGTCAAACTCGTAAATTTTGCCGTTCTGATAGTCCCCTACAACCGTGGTGCTGTTAAAGAACATTTGGTTATCGGCACGGTGGCGGTTAAAATCGCCGCTGGCAAACGACGCCCGCTCATGCCATGCGCCAGTGGCGACATCATACACCCATGTGGTGTCGGCGCTGGGGAAATTCAGGACGTAGAAGCTGTGACCGTCCTGCTGATACGTGTAGCCGGTGGCGTCTGAGATGTTGGCATACTCTTGCATCTGCCATTCAATAGCGTGCGTAGACACGCGCTGGCCAATGTAGCCAGCGGCCTTGTAGACAATCCCTTGACCGCGTGCGTCCTTGCCTAGCCAGTAAACTTGGTTGTCCATCTTGGCGATGCTGTAGGGGGCGGCGCAGCCTAGTTCGTTAAACGCGCCTTGAATACGGGTCAGCGGAAAGTCAAGAAGCCCTGCGTCATACCAGACTTCGGTCGAGTTTGTGCCAAACACCCAGACTTCGCGGTGGTCCACAAAGATAGCCACGACATTGTCTGGGTTGCCTTCGGCGCTGGCGAACTCTAGCGGGTCAACGGACAGGCCGTCGAGCAACTGCGTAACCCAAATTTTCTGGCTATTCGGCTCGTTGAACGTAAAATAGCCGTCGATGTATCCGACCGTACCCGCGCCGGGGAAATCAGGGTCGGTGATCTGCTGAAACACATCTGTGCTGGCGTTGTAGATGTAGCCAGTGGGGTTGGCAGCAATAAATAGCTGCGTGCCATTGTCAGCCATGCTGACAGGGCCAGAGCCGCCCACAGTGCCTTTAGCAACTGCGTTCCAGCTACTGTCAAGTTGGTACAAAGTATTGCCAGACACAACGTAACCGTAGTTACCATACGTCCACAGCCCGCGAATAGGGCCATCGCCAACAGTAGCCAATGTAGTCAACCCCGGCGCGCGCTGAAGAAACGCGGGTTCCTTGCCGCCTTCGGCGACAATCTCTGGAAACAGATTGACCATGCGGTTGTCGGCAGCGTTGACGCTTCTAGCGACATACGCGGAACCAAGGATGGGAGTTTTCATTGCTTAGTAACTCGGATACCATTTAGCCGTCGTAACGTCGTAAGTCATAGTCAAAGCCTTGCTGACTACAGCCGTAGACGCCAGCGCAATGTTCCCCGCCGTAGTGGTCGTAAAAATACCTGTAGGTATTAAAGTTATGGTTCCGCCGCCCGTTGATATAGGTGAAGGAGCAGTAATTGTAACGATAGCCGCTACCCCGCTGATAAACGTAATGTCTTTTGTCGGCGCTATAGTAGCCGCGCTTGCTATAGTAGGCGCTGCTGCCGATGTAGCCAATACATTTGTCAACGTCGGTGAAGTTAATACCGGCGTAGTAAGTGTAGGCGTAGTGATCGTAGGTGAAGTTGCAAACACTGCTGATCCTGTACCTGTCTCATCTGTCAAAGCAGTCCGCAAATTAGCTGATGTAGGGGTAGCTAAAAAAGTAGCGACGCTTGCCCCAAGACCAGATACGCCCGTTGAAATAGGTAAGCTAGTGCAATTCGACAGGTTACCGCTGGTTGGCGTGCCTAATAGTGGCGTTGTCAACACCATTGAAGTGCTGGTGCAATTCGACAGGTTACCGCTGGTCGGCGTTCCCAATATTGGGGTTGTCAACACCATCGAGGTGCTGGTGCAATTCGACAGGTTACCGCTGGTCGGCGTTCCTAGTGCGGGCGTAACAAACGCGGGGCTGGTGAATAGGTTGGTTACGGATAATTGCTTAGTTGTACTGGTCGTGGCCTGAACAATCGGCAATACATCAGCGCCAGCTTGCGAAGCGGCAACCGGCAGCGCGGAGATAGCAATATTAGTCATTTAGTAATTCCCTGCATAGATGT